CCTGGTCCGCCGAATTATCAAGCGTGACAGGAACTATTTCAAACCACTCGTGCTCTGTCATCTTATTTCCTTTATTTTTCAATTACTGGCAACCAGGTACAGCGACAATTATGAACTACTATTCCTTTTGCAACAAAACTCTCGTCGTCCTTGATAGATAAATTGTAGAGCATTTTTGATTTTTCAACTTTCGTCTTTTCAACAGAAACTACTTTCATTTCCATATATTCATAATCTCCATTGTGATTGCCTACGACTCTTGCTAATTCATCTTCAACAGATTCAATTTGTTTATTTATTTGCAGATCGTCAAACCTAACAACAAACCAATTTTCATTTTCTATTTTTGTTTGTCTTTTCTTATCTTCTTTGTCTCTTAATCCTGTTTTATATTGATTCACCATAGAAACTTTATTTTTTTCAGAGATATTCTTTCTGTGCTCTTCGCTAGCCCATTGTTTTTCTGTTATATCTTTGCTATTGCAAGATAGCGAACAGTATTTTCTATCAAACGGAATAAGCTTATCACATCTATTGCATCTATTTGCCAAATAACTTAAACTGTCATTTGCCTTAACATCATTTGCTTTCTCCCACTCTCCATTGACTAAAATAGGATGATTTTCAGTAACTGTTAATTTTCTTTTGTCGCCTAAATTTATTTTAACTATATTTGGAGTTTGCTTTGGTGTTCTATGTAATTGTATTACTTTCTTAAATCTTTTTTTATGTGTCAACACCTGATCTCCAATTTCAATTTTACCTATTGACTTCCAGCCCTTTGATGTGTAGATTGGAATTTGACCATCAATAAAGCAATTCGGATGAAGTGGAATTAATCCTCTTGCATTTCCTATTGTCAATTCTTCACCTTCTCGCTCTGCGCATAATTCGCAAACTCTATCATCCCCTGCAGTGCTCCATTCAACAAGAAGATTCACGCCTTTTATTCCAGCGTCTTCATAAAGATTTAAAGTTGCTTCAGCGTGAGCCCTTATTATTTCAGTCCTTGCTAATGTCCTTGCTCTGACAATTCCAATTTTATCAACCGTCTTGTATATCTCTCTTGCTATGGTGTTAGGATTGCTGCCCATCATGAGGCCGTTAGCGAGGATTCTGCTAATCTGTTGATCCATAACGTCAGTAATGCCTTTAAGCTCGTTAAACACTCTTGTATAGAGCAAACCAACGGCATCTGCATGGATAGGCTTAAAGAAACTTGCAGATATGACAGTATCTTTTAATAGTGACGCTTGGACAGCTCCTTTTATTCTGACTGCTGCGTCTGACATTCCTTTTTTATATGCATGATCAATATAAATGTTTTGCCATTTTGCATCACCGACAATTATCCTTCCTTCAAATTCTGACAGGCCAAGAATTCCTTCATCTTCTTGCTGTCTAAGCCATTCCATAAAACCGTTAACTTTTTCAGGATTAGTTTTAAATTCGAACTTCTTTGGAGCAAGAGCAGCTTGGATTCTAAATGCATGTTGCCTTGGAATTAATCCTAATGCGTCATTGTCAACAAGACTTATTTGTATTTGCTTTTTAAGCCATTTAAATCTTTTTGACATATCGACGGCGTATCTATTGCGCAAAGTCAGAGTGCGTGTAGGGTCAGCTTGAAGAACTTTATTGATGTTCAACTTATGCTTTGTGTTTTCACTCATTTTATTTGCGCAATAGATACACATGATAAATTATTTAACCTCTTTGTCTTCCGAATTTCAATTCTGAATTAACTGTTGATTTATGAGCCGTTCCAACCAACTTAATGAAAATCAATATTTTCTTTTTCATTTCTGAAATAGTTGGAGCATTAATAATCTCTTGACTATTTATTTTCATCATTTAGCCTCTTTGTCTTTTTTCTTCACTTCAGTAGCCAATGCTTTTTCTTCTTTCTTTCTCTGCGCTTCATCTTTGGCAAACTCTGCTGCTTCATCTTCAAGGCTGTCTGCAACGTCTTCAAGGATAGCCTCAGCCTGTTCTTTCTCATAACCTAGTATCTCAGTTAGGAATTGGAACGGAGGTATTATAAAGTTAGCTCCTGAGTCTGCATATTTAGCAATCGATTCAGTGAGTATCTTTGCAATCTCAGCAGTTTCTTTGGCATTCATTGCGCTCATCTTTGGCCATCTAACATTAATGCTGTTTTCCTCTGCTGGCTCTACTAGTATTCCAACGCTTATAAGTTTCTTTATGAATGGATCAAGAATCATTGGCTCTGCATAATTTTCTTCTCTCTCTGTCACTCTGTCAAACCAAGTTTGCTGATCTGTAGAGCTTGCTAATTCTCCGCGTTCACTTCCCATTAAGATTCTTTTTGGAACTCTTATTGTCGCAGATATCAAAGTCATGAGTAAATTAAAAATAGCTTCAGGGCTTACTACTTGAGGTTTTAATTGATCAACCTTTATCCCTTTGAGTTTTATATAGCGTTGAAGATTATTCATATACAAAGACATTTGGCTTGTCATCGATTCTTTATCGTCAACAGTCATTTCAGAATCGCTATCTTGATTAAAGACTAAGCCAGGAAAACCACCTTTCCAGAACATTTCTGATGAGCCGCCTGTGATTGTTTCAAGGTCTTGCAAACGATTATATATAGCCTTAAGTCTTGGAGTTCCTAGCGTATCTGATTTAACCCTTCCTTCAGCTATATGCAAGACTCTTGAATGATGAGCAATAAAAGAATTTGAAACTTGAGTTGTTGTTCCTAGTATTGACGTTATTTTATATGTTTCAGGCTGTCCGTAACGTTTACTCTTTGGGTCTTCATTCCATGTCTTAACTACTGCTTGGCTTTCTGGATATGGTTGCATATAAAGCAGATTGTTAGCTCTCTTAACTTCTTTGCCTAATTTCGCTTTATCATCAAAGCCAAGAAGTATTATGCCATAAGTTCCAATGCCACTTATGATATCTCCATTTAAAAGATAATGAAAAACATTAACCTCTTTCAATAACGCATCCCAAGAAATTTCGAAAGCTGTTTTATCCTCGTCCTCAGTTTCGTATACTCTTGGAGCCACTCCCCAAGTTGCCTTTGGATATATCTCAATAATTGTTTTGGCGATATCTTGTCTTTCGTATCTTGCGTCATACTGATTATAATCAATTGTTTTAGGATATCCACACGACTTATATAAATCCCTATCGCCAGCAAACGACTTACCCATCATTTGCATAAGTCCCATTCTATCCATCTCGACAGGGCTTGTTGTTGCATTTGTTATTGGCTTCTTTTTCTTATTGACTCTTGACATTATTTATTCTCCATGTTTTTCATTACCATCCACCTGCTTTTTTAGTCTTGCCATTTAATTTGTTGAACGCCCCTGCTGCCGCGTCTGCTTGATCTTTAAATTTGCCATTGGGGAATACTGAAAGCTCATCGATAAACTCTTGTGTCCAAGGCTTATTTAATACATAAACGTTTTTTATTTCTGTTTGAACGGAAAGCGGTTCCGCTCTTGCTTCTTTTGAATCAGTGACTTTTTCAACATGTATGCTGAATCCAGCTAAATTCTTAACGCTATTTTCAGCAGATTCTTTGCCGCCGCTTCCTGGCTCTTGTTCTATCCATATTTGATAACTGGAATAAAGCTTTGCATCTATCTCAGCAGTTTGTTTAATTATTGATTCTCTTCTGCCTGCGCTCCATTGTCCTTTTATCACACTTGCAACAAGAAAACTATCATCTCTAAAAAGCAACATCAATACTCCAGCAGTTCTTTTGCCTCCGCCTTCTGTTCCTGCTTTATCCCAATAACGTACTGCTTTGACAACATACTCTTTAACAAAGTTTTCTTTAAGGATCAGATTCTCATAGTTGAACATGCCTCCTTCTTTAGGAGCTGGCGTCTGTGAATATTGCCCAGCATAACCATAAGAGCCAAGGTTCTTGAGCTGTTCCTCTAATACTGTTTTATCAAGTCTAACTTCATCAAGCAGCCCATCAATATAATTTTCTTTGAGTTCTGACGGATTGACTTCTTTAGATGTTTCAGCAGGTAAACAGATATGCCTTACATTCTTCTTTTCTTTGCTTAACAAATGCCCTGTAGGGTCGTTTTGGTGTAGACGCTGCATTATAAGGATAGTAACTGAAACAGCTTTATCAGTCTTTCTTTGCGAAAGCGTTTGGTCCATCCAATCATTGGCATTTTTAAGCATTACATCAGACAAAGCCTCTTTAGGGTTTATAGGGTCATCTATTATCAAAGCGTGTCCATGCATGCCTGTACATGCACCTCCTACACTTACAGAATGCCTTTCGCCTTTGCGCGTATTCTTAAAATGACTTTTCATATTTGTATCTTTGCGCAATAAGATCTCAGGATACATAAATTTATAACTGTCGCTTTCAGTTATGTCTCTGCTCTTCATAGCAAAATCAAGACTAAGACTTTCTGCATAGCTTCCAGTGATAAATCTGCAAGCAGGGTCAACAGTCCATGCCCATGCTGGCAACATAACTGAGAAGATAGTTGATTTAGTTGTGCCAGGAGGAATGTTTATAACGAGATCGCGTTTCTTTGGCTTTCTTTCAAAAGCTCTTTGCATTACCTTTTGCGCTTCGTCACACAAATATTTAAGATGCCAGTTCCATATTGGCTTTTCATCTATTATAGTGCTCCAAAACTCTTGCATGAATCTATAAAATGAACGAGAGCACAACTCAGCTGTGTAAGCTTCTTGAGGTAACTCTAAGAATTGTTTTAATGTGCTCTCGTTCATTTATTCGTTTTCCGCGCCTAATGTTTTAGCTGTTATATTTTCAAGGAGTAGCAATTCTTCATTAGACAGTGATTTTAACTTTTCTTTGCAATCTACAATATTAACTGTGTTGCTTATGCTTTTTGAATTATCAATATTGACATTAAGTTGGCCCGGGTCATTCCTCAACCATTCGCCTTTAAATCTGTTTTGGATTTGATACATGTAAAGAACATTATTAAAGTCTTTATTCATTACATTTAACAATCCTAAATTTTCCCACCATGCCCTATATAACTTCTTTCCTATATTAACAGCTGCTGAAAAGTTTGGAAGCATTTTTGCCCAATAATACACATCATCCATGGTAGCCCATACATAACTTATTAATCCATTTGATGATACTCCACAACTAAAACAACATAGTATATCAATAGCTACTTCAGGGTTATACTTGATGAATGGCCTCGTGTTCTTTTTCTTGCTTAGCATGTATTTTTTGTATTCGTTTACCAAAGAATCATAATCAACCATTTCTTTTATCTTCTCTCTAAGACTTTTTAATGTTGTTGGGCTATTACTTGGAAACATTCTGGCAAGGATTAATGCATTGGAGTTTTCTGCTATGGATAGATTTGTTTGTTCGTCTGGAATTGTTTTCAGGCGTCTTTGTTTTGCTCTTTGT